GCGTGGTATGGGCACTCTAGAAGAGTCAGGGAAAAACAACCCCCACGTTCGTCCCATCAAATCAATGGGTAAAGGTGGGGGCAAAATATGGGAGGTCAGCCTAGACCCCGCCTACGATATCAACGTAATGGTGGGAAGGAGTCTGGGCGGCGTAGTGCTTTAATAGGTAAATGAAAGCCGTCACACAGATAAGTAAATCCTGTGTCATCCGTGGCCCCTTTTCGTTTGAAGTTCTTAGCCTTGGTAACGTGGTAGCGACTTGTCCACCCCAGTAGCCAGACCTTTGAAAAATCCTTATGGACTCTAGTAAAAAAATAGATGTCGGCACTCAGCTCTTTGTTAGCGGACGAGTTCACACTAGCTGTGAAATGGAGCTTGGGAGGGGTAGTACAGGTCTTGGATTTTACATCCACCGTTTTCTTTCCACACACATAGTCATGTGTGTAACACTGGCCCCCGACATACTCTGCCGCTGCCGCATATTTTCCAAAGGCAACCTCCCCCAAGAACCCAGTCATGCGTCCAGCCCCCCGTGTGTAGGAATTCGGGGGGATGCCCAATGCCTGCCCGCGCCGGAACGCTTCCGCAACGTCGTCCCCGCTTGGCCGGAACAAGACGAAGCGACTCTCCAACTGCTGAAATTGGCCCTTAGTAGCCACTCTTTTTCTTGAGGAGCTTCTTAGCCCTCGCGCCAGCTTTTGAAGGAGGGCTATGGGTGAACCCTTTCCCCTTCAATTCCAAATGCTCGGCGTAGGTAGAAGCCTTGCGCGACTCCCCTGTTTTTTGGTCATACATCAAATGGGTCTTGAAAGCGCGTTTTTTCATTGGCTTATCCGTGTTTCCACAGCCTCTTCAAAGGAGGCCTCTTTGGGTTCTTCAGTCCCTAGTGCGACAGAAAGATTTTTCATCCGTATGGCTACCCCGAAGGCCCCGCTGTTGGGTTTAGCCGCCGCCCTATACTCATCACTATTGAGAAACTCCACCGACGCCTCCTTGAACTTACCAGCGCGGATAAGTTTCAATGTCTCGGGGGACCCCGTTATACCTCCCCGATAAAAGGAGGCCACTAACTCTCTCTGAGTTTCAGGGGCCATGTCAAAAAACCTCCCCCCGATCAAGGAGACAACCCGAGGCAGTCGAGTTAGTAAGTCGCGGCGGGCTATTTTTAAGGCCTCCCCCTCACTAATCGGCTTATTGTAGTAAGGGGATTTGCGGTAGTCTTCCTCCGACCCATCCCCAATCAGAGTACCATAACCAATAGTTTGGAGCCCTTTAGTATCTGCATAAGCTCCAGATCGGAATCCTTCATAATCTACGATAGTCTTAAGGGCTTTATCTACATCGAAGGGAGACTTTTCAGGGCTAACCAGTGCTGTTTTTTGTGTAGGCATTATATTACTTTCTAGGTGTTAGAGCGTTTGAGGAACCGTTCCCATGCAGGGAAAAATATTTCGTCCATGCAGCGGACAATGGCCTCCTCTTCGTAGGATTCACAAAATGAAAGCCCTGAGATCCCTAGCGCCGCGTGGATCATTTCGTGTCGGAGAGTGTCGTGCCGGTCTTTTCCCGATAAGGCTTTGTCGATTACGATGAGCTTTCTTTTGTGTGAGTAAAAACCATAACAGTCGTCGTCGCTCAAATTCCTAAAGGTGAGCCGCACACGGACCCCTGCCATTGTGATGCTTTTCGGGAAAGTCATCCCTTCGCAAATCCAACAAGAGCTTTGGCATATACACCTGCTAATCTTCCTCGGTCATTGTTAATCATGCGCCATTCGGCAGCGTTGGAACCAAAAAACGGTTCCGCGATGACCGCAGTGCATTTTGTTTTCCGCAAAAATGCAGAACCGCGCTGGCGTGAAACGCGGGGTTTGAGTCCACGCGATTTCATGTCGGGGTAAATACCCTCCATTTGGTCTTTCAGGGCAGTGGCCAGACGTTTCCCCCCACTACTGGTATGCCAATGCAGCCACTCGTGGCCCTTGGCAGAGGGGGTCGCGGCATTGAAATGTAACTCAACAGCGGCGGTGACCCCGTCACATTCCATTTTTCGAGCGATGTAGTTGATTGCACCCGTGTAGCTTCGACAGGGGTATTGATCATAGATAGCGTAGTCTACTCCTAAATTCCACCCATACACCCGCTTGAGGGACTGACCAATTCGGCGCACCAAATCATGATTAAAATCCCACTCGCTTAGGATATACTCGCCAGACGTATATGCCCCTTGGTCGCCCAAGCGGCTGTGCCCGACGCATAATCCTATCTTCATTCGCGGTGTCTAAATATTAGGCGGTAGAGCGATACGGAGGCTACGACTAATCCCATTATCAGCGATCCAACTCGTAGCCAGTATTCGAGCTGTTCCTGCATGCTGGTAATCAGCCCAATCGCTGGGGCCACCATACCAATGAATGAATCTACAATTCGAGGGTTCATTTTTCGCCAATGATTACAGCGCGGCGATACGAATAGGCGCTGTGGAACTTGTGGTCTTCCCGACCGACTAGCATTCCTTCTTTAAACTCGTAGAGTTTACCCTCTTTAAGAGTTATCGTCGGGGGATCGTACAAGGCGCTTTCGCTCACGCTCGATGCGTTGCCCGACCCGCTCCATGAGCAACTTGTCAGCGGGAGTGCCAACAGCAGCGAGAGCATCAAGACGGTCTTCAAGCGCGTCAAGATGCCTGTCTCTCTGCAAGCGAACGTGGGCGATATACGCATATAATGCAGCAGTCAGGAGGTGAACGAACTTGATCACTTTGACTTGGCGCGGCCCACATTGAGCGCAAGCCAACTGATGAGACCAGAGATCCGCCGGATCCATTTATTATCCGATTCGTTCGGAGTCAGGGTGGCGACAAGTGAAGCCGTAGCTACGACGCTGGCGGCGATTTGCAGAATCTGTTCTGCGTTTTCTGTGATGTATTGGATCATTTAATTGGGGGTTGAGTTTAGGTCATGTTGGAGGTGTAAGCCCCCACACCGGAAGGATCAAAACTGATCATCGGTTTAGCAGCCCCGCGATGAGCATCGAGCTGCTCCTCAAGAACAGTATTGCACACCGACCAGTGGTAGTTCGCCCTTTCGAGGTCGGCATTGTCCTCTGCCGTGGTGCCTAATAGTGCGTGTTTGATTGCGTGTAGGCTGGAAAGATAAACAACGTCCGTGCTGTCGATCAGCTTGCGGAACTTCCGCTTTAGGAGCAGCCGCAGCGCCATCGTCTTTTCGTTCCTGTTGTCGATCCGATAGCGGCGGTAACGGGTGACTTGGTTCTTTTCGCGTAGATTGTTGGCGGCTACGAGCGAAATCGAAGAACCGTCTTCTTCCCAAGTGAGCTTAACAGGGGCAGACAGTTCGACAGTTCCTACACGAATCTCACTAATGCTGATTATAGTGGTCTTTGCCGAGGTCAGGTTTGCCTCGCCCCCGCAAGTGAATTCGCCGCCATTATTGGAAACGTGGTCATGCGCGTCGGCAATCTTGGAAGTCGTTGTGCCGTCCGAAAAAGTAATATAGATAACCCCAGAAGCAGGAAGTGTTGTAGCTGGACTAATTGGTGCCAGCTTTAGTTGGTAAGTCTTCCCATCCACAGGCTCCTCGACCGTCGCTGAGTAACCGTCGTCCACGATCCCGAAAGCGGACAGGGTGTGCTTTCCCGCCTTGTCATTCCGACCAGCAATCCTGTAATCATGGTGCTGGCTGTAAACTGGGTTGGGGTAGGAGTAGTTTGAGCCACCCCCATCAGGGTCTACGAGAGCCGAAATAATTGACTCCGCATTATCAGGAATAGTAAACGTGCTGGCTGTCGTAGTGACAACCTCCTCAAAAAGGAGGTCGCGCCACATCCCCATACTATAGAGTCGGGGCAGGGCCAGATTAAGTTCTTTTCTGAACTGGGCAGCGTTAGCGCCCTTGGACCCGCATATATCCAGAAGGGCATCTTCAACGCCTTGAACAGTCAATGTGGCCATGATTTAGAGTATCAGGTGAGGGGTTAAGGGTCAAGGGTCAGTGGAAGGTGCCCGTAGGAGTCGCATTCACCGCAGTTACCGCCTCACGGTCCATGACGGTAGATGTCCAGTTTACGTCGCTGGAAACTAGTTGAGTAACATGGTCGCCTTCTGCGACTGACCCCAACTCAATGTAGAAAATTCCCTTGTCGTCGTTGTCAACGCCCCCTTCGGGTTTGCCGGTTCCGTCATGGGGTTCGGTCGCATTTCTCCGGTTTGTTACTGCGGCCCCTAAGCTGATGTTGCCCACCGTGGTTGTGTCTTCGGGTTCCCCCACTTGGACCCAGCAATCCTGCACCTCATTCCCACCAGATTCTATATCAACCTGCCAGACCAGATAGACCGTGCCGTATTCGTCTAGTTCGTGGTATTTTGTATTCCCCCATTGGGGGTCCATCGCGATCCCATCCTTGGTTTTTACCTTGGGCGTCGTCGTGCTCATGTTAGCCATCGTTTCCTGCGCGGACTGAGAACAGTAGGTGATCGTGGGTAGTCCTAC